GTGCTTCTTCTGCGTTTGAGTTTACCCATGTTTCCTCCATTAACTTGTCTACTGCTTGATTTGTTTGACTAGCGTTTACGATTGGGTCACTATCTTGTGGCGGTTCAAAAGAACTACCTGATTGGATGCGGCGAGGTACTACTCTTTCATGTTTTACACTGAATGTCCCATCACCATTGTACTTATGCTCGCAATTGTATGTTGTCTGAAGTCTTTCTAATTCCATTTGGATTAGATACGGAGCGAGTTGATTTGTAATGTCTACCATGTTATCACCGATAAAAAAGTGCCAGGGTTTCAATCCTGACACTTTTTTGAAGTACTTCTGCTATATCAATTCCATCTCTTCAATGATTGCTTCGGCCAACTCTGTCTCGTCTTCATAATCATCCGGGTCAAGGTCTAACTTGTTGGCTTTAATGACTCGTTTGAGTTCCTTTGTGGACATATCTTCGACGTCCTCGGAAGTCAAAGCATTCTCTTCATTGTCTTCGTCTTCATCTCCATCCTCATCTCCGTCGTCGTCGTCGTCGTCGTCCATGGCTTCAAACTCTTCTTTGATAAGCCGACGAGTTTTTTTGAACTTCGATGCCTTTTTGATCTTGGTAGACAAGTCATACTTGCTGACAATGACTTTCAAATCGTCGATGTCTTCTGCTTCATCCAGCTCTTCCAATCCCAAAGCAGAATCACTTTCATCGCTATCGTCATCGCCATCGTCGTCCACTGCTTTCCGACCTTGCCCGGACCCGAAGTAAAGCTCCGAGACTTCTTCATAAGTAGGTATCGGAATTAACTCGTCTAAGACGAGACAGTCGTCCAACAAACTGTCTTTGATTTTGTAGTCACGCGGCTCGAATTTAAACCCGGTATACTTCGGGTAGTCATTCTGACCTTTCGCTGCTTTGACTTCAAAGGAGATACTCTTGCCTTTATCTGGATTCGCAAAGTCAGTTGTCTTTGAAGGCTTGCCACCACGGGACCGAATCTTGGCAATGTCCATAATATTTTCCATTGAGTAGAAGTAAGGTGCATCCCAAATTTGGATACCCTTTTTCTCTTCACCTTTGTCATATACTACCACGTTGAACAACACCCAGTTCTTTGGCCGGAGAGGTTTCCACTTTGACTCATCGGCTTTCTCTTCGATCAAGTCGGCTTGATGCTCACAGATTGGACAGGCACCAAGGCCCATTGCTTGTAGACAAAGTACTCTTGCATTTTGATGACCAACATCTCGATGCATGTAGTACTCCAGCCGATAAGTGTTTTCACCTTCAGCTTTATCAGGGTGGTTCGCTCCGGCAAAGAAGGGAAGTACATCAATGATATGCTCCCCAACTCCGCACTTCCACAAGGGAATATTTCCAATAACGATAGAAGGATTCTTCCCCTGCTCCGCTTTCTTCCGATCTTTTTCAACTTGATTGTTCAAGCCTTTTGCTAACTTCTTTCTTCTTTCCTTCGCAGTCATCTTTCCCATTGTTCTGTCCTCCAGAGTGTTTAAGGTTTTCGTGCATTTCGAACCATGACTTCGCAATTCCTAAGCCTAGCATTCGTCCAACAAAGTATAGGATGAACCCAAGTATGAAAGCTCCGAAGATGATCCCGATACCAATAGCTAAATAACTCATGATGTGGCCCCTTTCTCAATTGACTACTAGTCATTATAGCATATTTTTAAAACCTGTAGCATTGAGAGTTCTGAAAAAATTAGACATACCTCGCTTAAAATGTTTTTTGTTTTCTGAATTGCCACGTGTAGATGATGGATGAATACACCAACAAATCCACATGCCATACTCTTCGAGCCATTGAGTAGTTCCATTCAATGCGGTAATTCCAGTTTGTTTTCCGGTGAAGTAATACAAAGAATTATTTCCAAATGCTATAGAGATAACTGGTTTGATTTTCTTTAATTCTTTGTTAAGCCATATAGAACACGCATCTATCTCTATAGCACTTATATCATTTTTTCGGGTAGGCATACATTTGTTTACAGTAGTAACATAAAAATGTTCGGGAGAGTACTTTCTTTTTTTCATCGCTTTCCAAATGACTTTACTATCTTTGGCTTCCTCAATAACTGCAATATTAAATCTACCAACTTTAGGATAGATAGTGATTGGAGTAAATATTTTTAAATCGCAAGCAGTACATTTACAGAGTTTTTTCACGAACCTTCTTCTTAAGCTGAAAGAAGGTTGATGAATTAATTCATCCCAGTCAAATGCCTCCTTGAGATATTTGTAATCACCTGCCAAAGCAAGCTCCACATGCTTTGCTTTCAATTTGTTTCCGGATAACTTGTAGAGCTTTTTGTATTGCTGCTTTGGGCTTGTAGATATTCGGAAGTTGAAGTACTTCTTTAAAGTTCTGGTTGGTACAGTTTTCTCTTTCTCTCGGTAGGCATCAATGTTTACTAATGTCTTCGCCAGTGCGTCGTCGTGTGGTTTTGAGACACCAAAGAGACTTGCAGTCATTCTCGTTTGCTTTGCTTCATGTGCTTTGATTTCACCCAGTCCTTCTACTTCGGTGAAAGGGACATATAGCTTATCTTTTTTTGCTACCCACTTGGTTGCTTGGGTGTCTCCTTTAACCATAGGAGTTATCAGCTCAAGCCCTACCCGGTAGGCTTCTTCGACTAACTCTTTCTTTTTACTCTTATCGCAGAAAGTAAGAGAGGAGCAAATGAATTCTGTTGGGTAGTAATGCTTCAACCAAGCGCACCAATAGGCTATAGTAGCATACTCAACTGAATGAGCTAAGTTGAATCCGTATTTTGCCCAACTTTGCAATCCTTGCCAGAACGTTTTAGCTTCTTTTCGTGAAAGAGTTTTTTCTGAATCGCAGCCATCGACAAATTGCTTCTTATATTTTGCAAACTCTTTCGGGTCTCTTTTCTTTCCAATGACTTTTCGAATTTTATCCGCTGTACTGTAGGGAAGTCCAGCAACTTTATGGATAACGGCCATAATTTGTTCTTGGTATACGAGTAACCCAAATGTATTCCTCGTGATGCTCTCGTATATAGCGTGCTTCTCATTCCACGTCCCTCCATTCTTCCGAAGTATGTAGTCATTAGTCATTCCAGAACCAAGTGGACCGGGCCTTGACAGAGCGATAACTGCCACAATGTCGTCGAATACCTCTATCGGCATTTGCTCGATCAATGACTTGGTAGCATAACCAGTTACTTGAAATAAACCAATAACATTTCCAGCATTAATATCGTTTATGACTTCACTATCACGCAGAGGAATATCTTCAAAGACAATCTCTTTGGAATAGTTGTCTCGTATTAAATCGCGAGTCATGCCAAGGATGCTTAACATCTTGAGAGATAAGATATCTAACTTCATCAAACCCATGTACTCTGTATCATCCTTCTCCCAGTTGACCATCTGCATTCCATCACGAATGATTATGTTGCATCTTCCAGAAGTTCCTATATTCCTTCTACTAATAACTAATCCGGCAGCGTGTTTACTTCTTGTTCTGATTTGACCTTCCAGCTTTCTTGCAAGCTTAATTATTTCAGGATACTTTGTGGAGTACTCAATACCTTCAGGACTTTCAAGGGCAATGTCTAATCCGTTTTCCATTTCGCGGTCAATTGTTTTGGTGAAGTCATTTGTCTCATGCTCATTGATTTCAAATACTCTCGCCACATCTTTGATTGCTGCTCTTGACTTCATCCTATTAAAAGTACTTATACCTGCCACATGATTCTTTCCATACTTCTGTTCCAGGTAGGCAATCGCCGCTTTGATTTTGGTATGCTCTATATCTATATCTATATCAGGGAAGTCAATTCTATCCTCCGTGATAAAGCGTTCAAAGGGTAGCTCCCATTCAATCGGGTCGATTGTAGTAATACCTAACAAGTAGGCAACGAGACTGCATCCAACAGACCCACGACCGGGACCAACTAAGACATTGTTACCCTTGCACCACTCGATAAAATCTTCGACAATAATAAAATATCTTAGGAATTTTTTGCCTTCAATTACATTCATCTCTCGTTCATATCTTGTCTTGTATTCTGGCATTTCATGGAAATGCTTGCCGAAGTTTCGAAGCATACCTGTTTGGCAACCACTACTAATTGCTTCTCTCTCCATGGTTCTGTGAACGCCTTTTCGAGGTAGTCTAACTTTCCTCGGGTTAAGTCTAAAGTCTTCACATTTTTCGGCAATCTCCATAGTGTTAGTAAGATATTTCTTTTTGCCGATGTCTAACTTCAACATTGTGCGAAACATATTTCTCGAAGACTTCAGGTTCAACGTGTTGATTTCAAACTTCCATCTTTTTTTATTATTCCAGGTTGACTTTGTCTGGATTGCGAGTAGTACTTCTTGGGCCTTTGAGTCATCCCGGTTAACATAATGGCAGTCGTTAGACACGAAGACATCTCGTTTTAATTTCCTGGCAAGTTTAATTATCTTTTTGTTATGCTCCCTTTGCCAATCAGTATCTATCGGCATAACTTCAAGGTAAAGGTCTTCTCCGATCTTTTTATTAATTGCTTTCAATAACTCTACTCCATCATCCAGGTTTACAAATGATGCTGGG